CCGGCGGGAGACATCGTCCAGCCCGCCCGGGCGCAGTGTTAAGTTACGGATGGTTTGAGATCCGGGATCGTGCGGGATTTGCCGGGAAATAGTGGGACGAGCGCTGGAGGTGGGGGCTATAAAGGCCTGATTTGCCTTGATATTTCGAGGATTTGAGGCGAGTCTAACGGTAGATATGTGTCGCTACCAGGAAAAGGTTAGTGATCACTATGGTTTGAGATCGCCGTCATGTTAGTGATCACTATGGTTTGAGATCGCAAATCATGCGATCCGGTGCTTAACTCACTGTTTTGTCGACGTTTAATCGCTATTCATGCTGCGAAAATCGGAGATTGATGCATCGCAGCGTAATGGTGCCAGATCGGACAGTCGGGGTGATGGGGCCTTGATCTTCGTTGAGACATTTTGACCCAGTGTTTTCCCGGGGACATCCAGTGTCTCTGGTCCTCTCTGGGCTCGTTATCCGTTCTTTCTTTCCACCCCCCTAAAAAAACTCCATCAGATCGCTAAATCCCAGTCTCCTGCGGGCCTGCTCCAGGGCAGTGTCGGTGGCAGCCGCGGCGGCGGCGCCGAACTCTGGATCGGCCCTGACCTTTTCAGCCATCGCCTGGTTGAGTCGCTCAATGCGCGAGCGCCCGGGGTGATAGTTCCAGCCCGGGTCGATGCCCACCGGAATCTTTTCCACCTCTCCGGTGCGCGTGTTGACCCACTCGCGCTCGGGACTCGGCGGCGCTTGGTCAGGGGCGTCCTTGCCGAGCAGCTCGCGGGCCTGGTCGGCGTCGAGCTGGGTGACGGAGCAACGGCAGTTCCATCCGTTAGGGGGATAGTGGGTCTGCCACCAGGGATCGTCCCAGCGCAGCAGAATGCCGTCCCACGCCGCATGGTCTTCGCGGGTACGGTCATCGAGCACAGCGTCGTATAACAAAAACGGCGCGTCGTCTGCGGTGTCGACGATCTTGCTCCAGTGACCGGCAGCGTACGAGGTGCGTAGATTGGTCTGGTAGATGGTGCGCAGCCGGCGCGGGGAACCGAGCTGTACCTCCCTCACTTCGCCGCTTTGCGGGTCGGTCAGCTCCTTTCTGCCCCACCATCCTCTGTCGGCGAGGGTCGGTTCGACCTCGGCGCGGAAGTCCTCGAAGCTGATGCCTTCCGCGACGGCTTTTTCCACTGCGTCGCGCATGTCCTTGAGCAGGTCCATGTCCATCATCTTGGCGACGGTGAACGCGGCATCGTGCTCGGCGCGCATCATGTCCTGCCACGCGAACGAGGTATTCAGGCCCTTCTGTCGGAAAAACTCCAGGGCACGTTCAGGAGGCAGGTCGAATCTGACGCTGATCGCCATCCTGGGCGCTCAATGAATGCTTATGCCCTGCCGCCGCCCCAGCGGTAGTGCCGCCAGGGCCACGGGTAGCCACCGAGCCAGAGGAGCAGCGCGAACGCGACGACCGCTTCGAGCCGGTGCCAGCCGCCGTGGTCCCAGATGGAGTCGAGTCGGAAGCGAGAGTGGGTAAGGAAATGACGCTGGTCGACGCCGCCGAAGCACAACCGCCAGTCGGCTACGATGCGCCACCACCATGCGCCGCCGCGCAGCCAAGCCGGGTCGTGATATAGCCGGCAGATGTTGTCGTAGGGTGGTCTCTTCGCCGCGATCCATGCGTACAGCTTTCCCGCAATCGTGCAGCCATCGGACGGCAAGGGGAGCAGGTAGCCATCGTATCTGCGACGCGCCGGCGCGAACACGCTGCCGGCGAGAATCAGGAATGCGATAACAACGGATTCAGTCATCGTTTACGCAGCGTGTTGATGAAGGTGGTGAACGATTCTGAGCGGTGCCACTTGCCGCAGTATCTGCAACGGTAGACCTTCGCGCCGGGCTTGGCGGCCGATTTCTCCGATTTGTATGCGCGCTTGCGCTGGCAGCTCCAACGTCGCCGGTGACGGCGCCTGGCTTGGCGCGCCTCATGCTCGTACTTGTTCACGGACGCACGTCACGGCGGTCCGCGCACTGCTCCGAGCACGGCGTTGGTGAGACTGTCGATCACGTCAGGACCGACGTCTCCGAGCACGCCCGTGATGGCATCAGCGACGCGCCCGCGTACGGCCTGGCCCTCGAATGCCTTGACCTCGCCGGCACCGTAGTTCACCTCGGCACCGTCGGGAAATCGCACGCTTAGCGATACAGCCTGCTTTTCCTTGCCGTCTGTCCAGCTCAGGGTTTCGAGTTGTCCGGCTTGCCAGCCGACGTCGACTTCCGTTATGCCCGCGGCGTCCTGGCGACCCGCGCATCCGGCCAGCATAAAAAGCAAGATGGGTATAGAAAGTATTCGTTTCATGTCGTCATCCTCAGAGGGTCGGTTCGATCTCGGCGCGCATCATGTCCTGCCACGCGACGGGGTCAGTCTTCGTCGCCATCGCTGTGCTCGAGCATGGCGGTGCGTACGCTGTCGGGCAGGTCCCAGGCTTTCACCGGGGCCACGGTGATCTGTTCCGCTGCTAGGCGCGCTACCTGCTCGCTGACGAACCGGATGGCGTAGATAGCCCCCTGGCCGTACAGCTCGGTCCGGTAGCTGTCACCCTCGGGGATGTCGACTCTGACGAAGCTGCATCCGCCGACCGTCTGCTCGGTGACCAGGCCCGCGACACGCGTGTGACCGAACAGGTCGACGATCGCCCACGCCTCGAATTTCTGCTCACTCATATCCGCCTCCTTATTGATCCGCGCGGAACCGGCCCCACAGTCGACCGATGAAACCGATGCGGCGGAACTCCTCGACCTGGGCGTCGTCTGGCGGCGCGCCGGCGAGATCCTTGAGACGCTCGCGGAACGTCTCGTAATCTCCGGACTCCTCGGCGAATGCCATGAGGTCGGCGACGCGGCGGCCGAGCAGGGCCTCCCAGTTCTCGTCCGCCAGGGCGTCAGACTCGTCGTCGATCTGCGCAGCGTCCTCGGTGGTGGCCTTGGCGCGCGCCCGGGCGCGCTCGGCTTCTGATTCCGCGAACGACGGGAAGCCCGGCGCCGGCGCCGGGGCTTCGAACGGCTCGTAACCTTCCCCGTATATTCGCTCGATGCGTTCCGGCGTCGGCCTGAATCCGATGCCGTGCAGGTTCCTGTCACGCTCAGACGTCTGGTTCAGGTCCTCCTCGTCCTCGACCTTACGCCACACCTGCGGCGGCACAGCGCCGGGGAAATTGAACTCGGTCAGCCAGCGCGCGACGGTGCGGTTGAACGACGCGCACACGAGATCGGCGTCTGCCTTTATTAAATCGCTGCGCACCTGCTGCTGCGTATCCTCGTTGCCGAGCTTTCCCGGCGTGCCTTCGCTGGACGCGACCTGCCCGAGCACGACCTTGGCGATGGCGCGGTCCATGCGGTCATACAGTTCGGTGTAACTCGCGGAGCCGGAGCGCGCGGCCTCGAGCAGCTCTATGGCCATGCCTTCCGGGACAATGAGGCCGGACTCGCTGGTGATTGCGCGCAGCGCGCCGAGGAGCTTTTCTTTTTCTTCCGGCGTGGCGTTTGTCGGGTACTCGCCCTTGGCCGTCGGCGCGCCGAACTTGTCCAGGAACGTAAGCCACAGCTTGATACCGCCTCGCTTGAAAAACACCGGCCAGTAAAGCCAGTGTGCGAGCCCGAGGCCGTAGGGCTCGTCGTCGTGATCGGCGCCGTTGGCGAAGTGCCAGAATTTGCGCTCGGGTAAGGCTTCGCCGAGCAGCATGTTGTCCATCGTCACCAGCCGGGGCTGCATGTCGGCGTCGAAGCCGAAGCGGACGCGATCGCGGACGCGTACCTGGTCGACGACGACGCGGCTGCCGTCGATGCCCCAGAGGATCTCTGCGACGGCGTAGCCGTAGAAGACGCCGTAGAGCATTTTGTCGGTCAGAGCGTCGAACTTGAACCGGTCGAGCTGCTGGCGCAAAAAGTCGGCGGCCTCCTCGTCGACCGGGCTGTCGCCGCCCGGGATCACTTCCCACTCCTTGCCGACGACGGCGAGGCGTCTCTGCTCGAACACGGCCTTGACCTGGTCGTCTCGCAGCACCTCCTTGTAGAGCTTGTAGTTGCCGCCGCCGCGCAGGGCGAGCACGGAGTCCTGCGGCGCAAGCAACATGAACTGATCGACGAAGCCGCGGGTGATGTCGCGGCCGTCCCGGGTGGTCGCGATCTCTCGCGTCTCGGGCTTTCCGGCGGGCGCCGTTTCGGCGAAGCTCACGGGCACGATTAAACCGCCCTCAACCTGCGTGTAACGCGTCATTACACGAAGCCTCCGAAGTCGTTGCGGCCGGTGACGACGCCGAAACCGGTATCGGGAATTACCTGATGGCCGCGCCCGGCATTGCCGTCATCGAACGCGCCGGCGCGCATCACGCCGGTCGACTGGAATTCGATGGGGGCGGCGTCGATGCGGGTGGCATGGTCCATGAGGAATATGGCCACCGCGGCGTCGCCGTGACGCGGCTTGCCGTCGGTGCCCTTGCCTTTATAGCTGTCGGGAATTTTGGACACGCCCTTGTCGGTCTTGATGGATCGCAGATCCTTGAGCGTGTCGGCGTCCTTCGGGATCTCGATGTCGTCATCCTCGAACGCAGCCTTGAACGACGGCATGTGCTCGCGGTACCACTCGGTGGTGAACATCACGGCCTCGATTCTCCCGGCGCCGTATTTCTGCCAGGTGAGCTCCGCCAGGTGCGAGCCGTTCCCCCTCGCATCCATCGCGCCGGCGCGGAAATTCGGCAGTCCGTCGACTATGAACCAGAGGATTTGCTGCTGCTGCTCGAACGGCACGTTGCGCAGCTCGACCAGGAACTTCACGCGGCGCTTGAGCGTCGCTGTGATATCGGCCGGTGCAATCACGGAGAGATCGCCGCTGCGGCCGAAGTCCTGGCCGAACACGTGGTCCAGGTTCGGCTCCAGCGTGTGCAGCAGCGGCGCGACGTGATCGTCCAGCCAGGCCTGACACTCCGACTGGCGCACGTGTTTCGGCTTGTGGGCAAAGTCGTCGTCGTAGGCCAGCCGCAGGATCGGGACCGGCCGCATGCGCGCCTCGATGAGCGACGACGACAAGTAGGTGCCGCTGCCGGACTTCGGCACGGCGTCCAGCTCCTCGTCGGCGTCATCTCCGTAAAACGCATAGGCGTCGGCGACATAAGCGTCTTCTTTGTCCTGCGACCAGTCAGCCGGCGCCGGGTCGAGACCGGCGGCCTCCCGCTTCGCCATCTCCGCCTCGCAGATGCGCCTGTACATCCCGTCGGCGACGGCACGCATGAACGGGTAGCGGTGCACGGTTCCCTTGCGACGGCCGGCGCGGATCTCGGCGATCAGCTCGTTGAAGGGGTTGTCCTCGCCGTTGTGGGTGCTGATGACCCGCACCTTGCCGCCGCGGAGCAGCGAGGCCATCACCGCCTTCAGCACGCCGGGCAGGTTGGGGTGGAACGCGGCCTCGTCCAGCACGAATATGCCCTGCTTGCCGCGCGCACGGCTGGGCGCGGACGAGAGCGCTACGATGCGGTTGCCGGAGGCGAAGCGGATTTTGTAGGTCTGTATGTGCTTGTCCGGATCGCCGGACGGCAACACCACGCCCAGCTCCTCTTCCCACGATCCGCCGGACTGCTGCTCTATCGCATGACCGTAAGCGCGCGCCCAGCGTGCGCAGGCCTCGATATACTCGATGGCGTCGTCGTGCGCCTGCGGGAAGTAGTAGACGTTCATACCGCCGTGGCCGCGGTCGGTGGAGGCGATGAGCACGTCGTCGGCGGCCTCGGCCCAGGTAATGCCCGTGCGCCGGCCTTTCTCGTCGACCTTGAGCGGCGAGTCGTCGGCAACCCATTCCCGCTGTCCGGCCAGCAGCAGTCCCTGCTCGAGCGTGGTGGCGTTCGCTGCGTTCACGCGACGAGCCCCAGCAATTCTTTGCGGAAGTTCGTCTGCTGCTCGTGGGTGAGCCCCATATCTCGGGAGATCTTCTCCGCCTTGTCTGCGACCTCCTTAACGACCTGTTGACGTATCTTCAAAGAGCGGTCAACGGACGTCTTGTCGGCGCTTGCCAGCTCCTTGATGGCTTTCGCCAGAAACATCACGTCGGCGGGCTTGGCGCCTTCGTCCATGTTGCCGAGCGTCTGGAACGCGACGGTGCGCAGCATCTCCGATAGCAGCCGGCCCACGTCGCCGTCGGGGTCCTCCTCGAGCTTGCCGATCCAAACCTTCGCAACCTCCTGCGCCTCGCGGTACTGCCGCATCTGCGCCTGCGCGTTCCTCTTGTAGCGGCCGACGGCGCTGCGTGAAGCCTCGCCGCCCATGTCCTCGATGAGGCATACGATCTCATCGATCGTGGCGCGCTCCTCGCGGATGGCCCTGTCCACCGACTCCCGTATACGCGCATCGAGCTGCGTGATGCTGGACTTGCGCGGCATGACGTCAGCGGCCGGGTTGCGGGCGGTGGACGCCGGGCGTGGCGATCTTGCCGGTGGCGACGTCGGCGCCCCGGGCCGTGAGCTCGGCGATCTGCAAGTCGCCCAGCTCCTCGACGGTCAGCAGCCCCTGCTCTGACAGCCAGGCGAGATCGGTGCGCACCTGGTCGGAGCTGACGCTATAGCCGAACGCGTCGAGCATGCGTCCGACGATCAGCTCGTTGGCCTTGTATCCCTGGACGTCGTACAAAATCTTCAGCAGCCGTAGCCGCCGCGACCCGTCGAAGTGCTCCCTGTAAGCCATGCGCGCCCCTACTTGTGGCTCAAGAGGTACTTGTTGATGGTGGAGACCTGCTCGTGCAGGGCCTGGTTGGTCTGGATCCAGGTCTCGATGCCGCCGGTCAGACGGTTCACGCTTTTGTCCAGATCGCTGATGCGGCCGTGTAATACGTTGATATCGGCCTGGCTGGGACCGTACTGGATGTCTTTTTCGATTGAAGAGACGCGACCCGATATCGCGAGCACGTCGCCCTCGACCTGGGCGACGCGGGCGAGCGTTGCAGTACGGCGATGGCTCAACCAGGCGTATATCCATGCGCCGAACGCGGCGAACGACGTGATCACCATCCACAGTAACTTGATGAATTCGATCGTCGCCGTGTCCATCATCGTCTAACCTCTCTCTCTTGCTGGCACCCGACGCACCTGCGCGCTGCCGGAACGGCCTTGATGCGCGCGGCGCTGATTTCATCTCCGCAGTCCACGCAAACCCTGCGGCCGCCAATCTCCAGCGGCTGTTCGGCCCGCGGCCGGGTCAGGACCCGGAGAATCCCGCTAGCTCGTTCAGCCTCCTCCAGCACCTGTGCGCGATCCGCCTCGTCCAAAAGCTCGACGTCCGGTCAAATGAAATGGACGTGCGTGCTGTGCGATATGACTTGCCAAGTCATGATTTATGGCCCATCAGCGCCGCGAGAACACCCGGCTTCAAGCCGGCGTCCACCTCCTTGTCCTGGCTGCGCTTGTACACGTTGACGCCGAGGACGGCGAGGGCGACTGACCACATCATGGCCGTCGCGGTGAGTGCCGAGATCACCTCGGGGGCCTTGTCCGTCTCAATGACGATCACCCACACGACCGCACACCAGGTAATTACCCACGTCAGGGTCACCGCGTAGCCGAACGTGGGGCGCCAGCGCCGCACATATTTGTCCTCGCTTTTCACCTCCGCCTGAAACGTCGCGTTGACCGTTTGCAGGCGCGCCGTTTCCTGCTCCATTTCCATCGCCGCGCGCTGGAGCGCGAGGCCTTCCAGACGTTCCTTGTGGTCCAGTTCGATTTTGCGCAGCTTGATTGCGGCCTCAGGGTCAGATTCCATCGCCTTCATGACGGCGTCCGGGGAGTCCTCTACCCCGAACACAGACGCGATGATCGATCCGATGGCTGCGCCACCGGGTACGGGCAAGGCCGCGCCGATCAGCGGAGCGAATTTCGCAGCGGTTTTACCGACTTCTTTCCAGTCCATGATTCACACCTTGAAACACCTTATCTCTCCGTGCCCTCCTGTTCGGGCGACTCCCTGAACGGGTCCTTCACAGAGTTGCAATGCAGTCGGGGAAAATCCGCCACGCATCTGAACGCGGGCTCGATGACGCGCCAGCAGGTCAGATCGTCGGGCAGACGACCCGTGCACGCGATGCCGCCGTCGGCCACCGGAATCAACAGTCCGGGCAGGATGACGGGCGCACCGGCAGCGGGCGCTTGTCGCGACGGCTCTGCCCCCGGGGACGGCGCCGGCGCGGCATGCACTGCGAAAAAGAGAAGCGCGGTCACGAATGCGACCGCCAGAACCATCGGCGCCATTGAACAACGGCGCATCAGACGATATCCACAGCGCCGTGCCGCAGGTTCTTCGCCACGCGGCGCATCCATCCGCGCCCGGCGACGTCCCAGTTCGGCAGCCGGACCAGGAACCCGATGCGCTCAGAGAGCAGTAACATGATGAGCTGCGCCTCGCTGAATTCGCTCAACCTCGACAGCGTGACCGGGCCGACGATGCCGTCCGCCTTGACGCCGATTGCGTCTTGCAGTTCGTAGCGCGCGCGTACGGGACCGCTATTGATCGCAAAGTCGAGTAGCTGGTAAGCCACGCCGTCCTCGTGCTCGTACGCTTTGATTCGCGACAAGAAGTCGCGGCGGTATATCTCGGCGGCGTCCTCGATGGTGAGGTCCCGGATCGGGATCAGGCCGCGGCTGACTGCCACGGCGTGACCGTAGGTGTTCGCCGCGATCCCCCACTTCGTGCCGACGAGCTCGCCGGCGCCGATCTTGCCGCCGGTCCAGTTGCCCGGATCGTCTCTGTCGTCAGTGAATCTGCCCTCGTGGCCGATGATCCGGTCAAGCCAGAGCTGGACGGTTTCGCTCGAATGCAACATGCCGCCAGTGTGCGGCGTCCAGCCGGCTGGGGGCAGGGGAAACGCGTCCGCTACTTGGGCTGGTCTTCGGCCAGGCTCGCGATCCGACGGATTTGCCGAACGGTCAGAAAATACTCGGACGCAAGGGTAGACGGCGATTCGCCAGCGCAGCGCCGCCGGCGGATTTCGGCGTCTCGCATCCCGCGCAGGAGGGATTCGAACTGCGGCACGTCTAGCTGGTCGCGCCCGTAGTTGGCGCACAGGCGCTGCGCCACCTGGTGTCCGAGGGCAACAGAGAGCGGATGATCCTGGCTGACCTCCGCCGGGACGAAGATCGTACGACCGCCGAAGCGCTGGAGGAGCCGCGTCGCCGCGGCGAGACCGATGACCCGCACAAGCTCGCAGAGCGACCTCGGCAGCAGGTCGAAATCGATATCGGGGATGTCAGCCTTACGCGCCGGCTCCATCGAGTTCCTCCCTGAGCCCATCTATCTGCTTCCGCAGCGCCGGCTTCGCCGCCTCGGGCGCGCCGTCGAGCAGGTTTTCCAGGGCGCGGATTTCGCTCTTGACCTGCCCGCGCGATTTCACCGCGGGGCCGGCCTCGTCGCGCTGGCCGCGGCGGAGCGCCAGCTCTCGACGCCGCTCAGCCTGCGCGCCCGCCTTGTCCGCCAGGCCGTAGACCAGCTCCCGCAGGTAGCCGTTGCTCTTGAGCGGCAACGTGAGGCGATCCCGCTTGTCCGCCATCTGCCGCAGGCCGTCCGCCCAGATGTCGGCGGACGCGGGCAATACGCGCCCGTCGCGGCGCACTTCGCCGGCGATGAGCTCCGGCGCGATCTCCTGGAGGACGGTGAGCATCCGGGACCATCGAAGCCCGGATTTCCGCGGCTTGAACAGCCCGAGGTAATCGATCAGCGGCCGGCCGACGACGGGCGGAAGTTCGCCCAACATGGCGGCGAAGCGGCGCGCGTCCGCGTCGTTGGCACCGGCGGCGAGCGGGAACCTAAGCGCGCAATTTGGGCAGGTGATGTTCACGACAGGATTTCCGGCCACTCGATGCTGGTCATTTAACGCCCCGGTAGCGGTTATGTCGCCGCGCATCCTTCTCCAGCGCGGCGATGATGTTGTGGAGCTGCATCGGGCTGCAGAGCGCTATGCGATCCACGTGGAACATCCGCCTGGCCATGCCGTCCGCATACGCCCACGGACGGCCTGCCTCGGCGAGGTACGCCTCGATTTTGCGCAGCATCGGGCCGCGGTCCTCGGACTCGATGTTGTGAGGCGCGCCGGCGTGATGCCTGCGTTTTGTCCGTGGCGCCGGCCGCCAGCCGCATGCACGGAAGTGCTCGAGCACGCGGCGCCGGCCGGCGTCGTCGAGGTCGCGCGCGCTCCTGACCCGCGCGATCGTCCAGAGGATCTGTCGGTAGGCGTCGTCGTCGAGCGCGAGCGCTTTCTTTGCGATGTGGATTTTCGCGAGCTGCGCGTTGCGCGTGTTGCCTGGCTCGGTCATGACGTCCCGTCGCGGTAGAAGCGGTGCCGGCCGATGCGCGCGACCTCGCGCATGCGCAGCGACCATGACGGCCGGACCCGGATCGAGTGGTAGTGCGTCGCGCCGCGAGAGTAATCGGGCACGTGCTGCAGGTGCCCCCACAGCAGCGCCATGCGGGCGACCGATTGCGCCCTGTGCCATGCGTCGAGATCCCGAGGCCTCGGCAGCGTGCGATTGATGCGGGAGGTCCAGGAGAACTGCCGGCCCGCGTAGACCGCGGGACAAATCCAGTCCTCGTCGAATCCGGCCCGTCGCACGGCCACCTGGGCGACGGCCATCTGCCCTTCGTAGGGCTCGCCGCGCGCCTCGTAATAGACATTGAGCGCGAGGCAGGTGACCGCCGGCGGCTGCATGATGTCCGCAGCGGCGTGGCCGGATACGACCGCGATCAAGAGCACGAGGATGCGCCAGCTCATCGCGGGATCACCGTGACTTTCGCGGTGGCGTCTTTCCGCGGCTCGATGCCGAGCTGCTTGCCGCGGCTGAGAATATCTTCGCAGCGCTCACGATTCGGCACCGGTCCTCCCCGCACGAGTCCGTATTGCCTCGCCGCGTCGAGCACCAGCAGCGCATAGGCGGCGTCGACGGCGTCTTGCCATTCGCCCTTCGTCTCAGGCTCGCGCCACCACTGGCAAATCTCGTCGTTCACGCCGCCTGCTCCGGTCATGCGGTCAGCCTCTCAGGCCGTACAGGACGGAAAGTTTTAACGCGGTCTTGCGACGCATCGCGTGTGCCTTCTTGAGCAAATCGCGGTGACGCTGACGCTCGTCTTCTGTCGGCGGGCGCCCCCCCTTCGCACGGTTACATTTTTGATGCGCCCAGACATAGTTGTTGCGCCACATCCCGCCGTCGCATCTTGGGCGAAGGTGATCCTTGGTGGCTGAGTCCGGATGCCCGATGTCAACCCCCGGCGGCCGCATGTCTTCGCCGCAGTAAAAGCACCTTCCGCGCTGCGATGCCCACATGCGTAGCTGTGACCCCCTAAGCTTCTTCACGCCGCCTGCTCCTCTGACATGGATGCCAGCCGTAGCCGCTCATTCCGCGCCTCGTGACGTTACGTAGTCTCGCCAGTGCACCCAGCCGCGGCGTGTGTAAAAACCCCATGCCCTCCGCCTGGGCCCAGTGAAAACCAGAGTCCACACGGGACGCGTCAATTTGAGTCGGTGCGCGTCCTCGGCCCGCCGATATGCGATGCTCCAGGGCCGGCGCCACTGTCGATTCACGCCACAAAACGGCTCTCGCGACGGTCTATATTCCCAATAGCCGCCTGACAAGATCAGGCTGACGAACGGCCACGGGTGATCGTGCAGATCTCTATCTTCGTCGGAACGCAGGATGTGATGCAGGCGGATTTCGAACCAGGGCGTGCCGAGTACCCAGCGGTCCATGTACGGGTCGCCGTTGACGTGGATCTGGCTGTGTCGCGCGCACCAGCTCACGCCGCCTGCTCCTCCTCGATCCGCTCGGCGTCTTTCAGCAGCGCGTTGACCAGCTTGTCGACGTCGCGGTCGGCGGGCTTGATGACGACGGCATCGACGTCGTTGTCGATCTTGATGCCGAGGCGCTTGAGATCGCTGGCGACCAGGTCGTACACCGCGGGCTTGTGCACCGACTCTCTCACGCGCACCAGCAGCTCTACCTGGTCCTCCGGCAGCAGGTCGCGGGCTCGCGCGATGGTGCGTTCCTCGTCGTCGATGACGACCTGGCCGCGCTGCTTCTGCATGCCCACCTTCACGCCGTGAAAGGTCCGGGTGCGCGGCTTGCCAAACAGCTCGTGCGCGCCGTCCACCGCGGCGTGCAGCGCGGCGTGTTTGTCGGCCGTCGCCGCCACGGCGCGCTTGATGGCGGCGATTCGGCGGCGCTTGGCGGCCTCGATCTCGGCATGCAGAACGCCTACCAACTCGGCCAGCTTGCCGCGCGCTTCGCTGTACTGTGCGGTCAGCTCTTCAATTTCGTATAAATCCATCTCTGCCTCCGTTAAAGCCCTATGTGCTCACCCGCTTCCAGGCGCTCGGCGACGTCGTCGCGGATTTCGTCCGCGAATTCCTCCAGCTCTCCGATCAGCTCGTCCGCCCGGAACTCGACGTAGGCGTTCACGTCTTCCCACTCGGCGGCAACTTCCCTCAATCGATTGATGGCCGCTGCCAGCTTGCGTCGTGATCGGTTGACGGCGAGCTTCGGCGTCCAGCGCTTCATGTGGGCACCTTTATTTGCCCGAGCAACTCGGCCATTGAAATCTTGCGCATCCGCGATTCCAGCATGAGGCTGTGCAGCGCGCGGCGGCGCAGGTAGTTGCACGCCATGTCGAGCTCGGCCGGCGTCTGCGCAATGAAGTACCCGGTGCGCGGGTGCGCGCAGACGGCGATGCCTTCGTCGCGCAGCTCGCTCACGTGGCGGCGCACCTCTCGCTCGGTGATTTCGCACTGGCCGGCCAGCTCGCGGGCGGTGATGCCGTAGGACGCACCGGTGTGCCATGCCAGACGGGCAAGAAACTCGTGCTTGTTCACACGATCACCTTCGGCCGAACCTTGCCCTTCGAAATCTTCTCGACGACGTCGGCGGCCTCGAAAGCATAGGGACCGATTGCGACCACGGCGGCGCCGGCCTGTCCGCCGG